TCCACCATTTTAGTTGTGCGGGAAATTTTAGGTCAACATCTGTTTCATTTCCCTGATAGAAAGTGTTGACTATGGTATGGAAGATTAAGGCCATAAATATGCTAGAAGTTAGAAATAAGCTCCTCACCAGTCATTTTGTTTCACTGAAGGGTAGCAAAAAATATTTGAGGATGGTAGTTTGAAAATACCATTAAAAACTTTAATACATAGGCACTCTTGGAAGCAGAACCAATTCCAATCAATTGGACACTCGAAAAGCGGAAGATTAAAGATCTTAAACCGCATCCCAAAAATCCGCGCAAAATGTCCAAGCATGACGCCGACAATCTCGAAAAGAAGCTTAAGAAGTTCGGCCTCATCGACAAGCCCATCATCGACATGAACGATCAACTCATCGGTGGCCATCAGCGCATCAACGTCCTAAAAAAGATGAAGGTCAAAGAGGTTGAATGCTGGGTCCCAGATCGAGCCATTGACCCCGAGGACATAGACGAGCTGAATCTCTCATTAAACCGCGTTGCAGGCGAATGGGACTACGATATCTTGGCCAATGAATGGGGCGAAGACATGCTCATTCGGGGTGGCTTTACGCGCGAAGACATTGATTTCGCGGATCCCGAACAGATCGATGCCAAAGATGACGAGTTCGAGGTAGATACCACCAAAGAACCGATTACGGTTTTAGGAGACGTTTATGATTTGGGAGATCATCGAATTTGCTGTGGTAGTGCTGATAGCCACGGCGATCTTACAAAGGTTCTTGGATCGGATCTAATTGATCTTGTGGTGACTGACCCTCCTTACAACGTGGCGTATGAGGGCAAGACCAAGGATAAGCTAAAAATCCAGAATGATGACCTTTCCGACCAGGAATTCGAGGAACTTTTGCTGAATTTCTACAGAAATGCCTTCGTTTTCATGAAAGAGGGCGCTTCGATCTATGTGTTCCACGCCGATTCTGAAGGTGAAAAGTTCCGTCGCTATTTCCGAGAGAGTGGATTGAAGCTATCTCAATGCCTAGTCTGGCTTAAAAACAGCCTGGTTCTAGGACGCCATGACTACCATTGGCAGCATGAGCCTATCCTATTCGGCGGTAAAGAATGGGACAATCACGACCCAGTTCTCTATGGCTGGAAAGAAGGAGAGAAGCATAAATGGTATTCGAATCGCAAGCAGACCACTATCCTGAAGTTCGATCGTCCGACCAGAAACAAAGACCATCCCACTATGAAACCCATCCCCCTGATTGGATATATTTTGAAGAACAGTTCTGTGCGCGGCGAGTTGATCTTCGATTTCTTCCTTGGCTCTGGAACTACTTTGATCGCTTGCGAGCAGTTAGGGCGCCGATGTTTTGGGACTGAATTGGATCCCGCTTATTGCGATGTGATAGTTCGCAGATGGGTTAAGGCTCGCAAGGCAGTCAACAAGGATCATACTGTGATGCGAAATGGCCAATCAGTAAAAGATTTTGAGGCTTGATATGGGTACCCCAGGCGTTGCTACCACTGTTTCAAAGAAGGATTTAGAGGATGCTATTAAAAAGAGACGCGGAGTTGCAGCTAAAGTTCAAGATGATTTGAACATTGGTCACAATCTATTTTATAGGCTAATTGAAAAGTTCAGTTTAAAAGAATTACTAAATGAAGAGCGGAATGCCTATAAAGAAAGATTGTGCGATGTAGCTGAGTCAGTTCTTCTGACTGGGATGCTTCAAACAGAAGACATTAGCAGCGCTCTGAGTGCCGCCAAGTACGTCCTGAACAACCAAGGCCGAGATCGTGGTTATTATCCACCTGTTCCACCACCTGAGAAAAAAGAGACAATAATCCATGACCTACGAAGTGGAATTAGAGAAATTTCTTCTGACGAAGGAAGCCAAGCAAATAGCAAACAGACGATGGCGCCTCAATAATCTTTACAACATCGTAGATCGAGACGGGAACTCCATAAAGTTCACCTTCAATGCGGTGCAGGAAAAGGTCTTTGATTCCCTTCACAATCGAAACCTGATCCTCAAGGCTCGTCAGCTTGGCATGTCAACATTTAGCGTGCTTTACCTGCTCGACGATGCTATGTTCGGGGACAATATTTCAGCGGGGATCGTTAGCTATTCACTCGAACATGCCCAATACATTTTTAAGAAGATTATCGGTCATGCTGTTGATAATCTTCCCGCTTGGCTTGCTCCTTTTGCCCGTATTGATTCTCGTTCAGCTCGCGAAATACGCTTTGCAAGCGGCTCTTCTATCCGCGTCGATACTACTCTGCGGGGCGGCTCTTATCAGCTCGTATTGGTGTCCGAGTACGGCAAAACATGCGCTCGAAATCCGCTTAAAGCTGAAGAAGTTGTCACTGGAACTCTAAACACTCTTTCGGCTAATTCCCGCTGCATCATCGAATCTACAGGTGAAGGAAATGAGGGATTCTTCGCAGAGATGGTCTACGGTGCGAATGAACGTGGCAATGAAAATCTAAATCCACTCGACTACTACCTTCATTTCTTTCCCTGGATGGATGAGCCAACGTATCGGATGAGCCAAACAGTCACCTATGGGGTTGATCTTACCGACTATTTTAACAAAGTAGAGCGCGAGACGGGGGTAAAGATCGATCAAGAGCAGCGCTATTGGTATGCCCACATGAAATCCATCATGGGGGAGAAGATCAAGCAAGAGTTCCCTTCCATTATTTCTGAAGCATTCCTATCCAGCTCCGATGCCTATTATTTCCAACAGCATATTGAGCGCGCATTCAACGATAACCGAGTCCTCAGCACAACGCTCTACGATCCATTGATGCCTGTCTATGTGGCTATGGATATCGGGGCTACCGACATGACCGTCATGGTCTTTTTCCAAGTCACTCACGGAGAGATCCGCATCATCGACTATTACGAAGACAACAATAAGGGCGTCGAGTTCTATGCCAGATTCCTCCTACAGGACAAGAAATACCTCTATCGAACAATTTTTCTGCCTCATGATGCGCAGCACAAAGATGGGATCGTTGTTGAGAACACATACAAGCGAGAATTTGACAGACAGATGTCTCACACTCAAACGAATTGTTTCGTTCTACCTCGGACCGACAAGAACGCAAACATCGCGAATGCCAAAATTAAAACCGATCGATGCGTCTTCAACATCAACAAGACTAAGCCGCTCCTCGATCAGCTTCGTAAGTACCGCAAAAAGTGGTCGGAGCAGTATGGAAAATATATGGACGAGCCCTTCCATGACTCTTCGTCTCACTATGCCGACGCCTTTATATATGCCATGCAAGCTGTAAGTCATGTGGAGACGGTCAGCTCAATGAAAGGTGCCCTAGAAAAACACAAAGCTGTGGTTGATAACCGAAGGAATAGAATATGAGTTCGCAAATGCGCCCAGAAATGACCCATGATGATTACCCAGCATGGATTTGCTGCGAATGTGCCGAGCATCGAGGCTATTCCAATCGATGTACTCTATCTACTTACCATGAAGATATCTGCGGTTGGTGTGAACAACTAAAAGTTGTTACTCAACCCAGAGATTATGGATATCCTAAGTATTCAAAAAAATAGTGGTGAATAATAAAATATAAAGTATATCTTGAAAACTAACAGGGAAACGATGACCTCGGCTCTCTGTTGGTGTGAGGAATCGCCTGCACTCTAAATCCAGACGTGGAGCCTTGTCGTCGACCAGGGCATAAAGCGAAGCGGTATTGCCACCAAAGCATAACAGGCACGACTTTGTGGGTAGAAAGGTACCGAAACCCTCAATTTAACAGGGCATAGATGCAAACAAGAGCTGAGATCTGGTCAGAGTTTCAAGAGAATTATCGCTACGCCCACGATTACTGGTCGCCCTTCGTATCAAACGCACAAGTCTACACGCTGGCAGCATCCGGTTACACCTGGAGCGCTAAAGAGCGTCTTCAACTCGATAAAGAAGGGCGCGAGCCGCTCGAATTGAACATTATGCGACGCCCGATTGAGTTCTTCTCGGGTTATTTGAGAGACAATCTCAATTCCATCGTCTTCTCGCCTGTTGAAGGATCAGATCAGAAGACAGCCGACCAAATGACGAAGCTTTCTTACTATGTCTGGGATAAGGGCGGAGGCTATTCAACCTTTCTAGACTCATGCGATGAGATGTTTAAGTCGGGGATGTCTCTGACTGGCGTCATGATGGACTATTCCAAGGACTTTGTGAATGGCGATCCGACTTTCTTCAAGCGCTGCTACAACCAATTCTATCTTGATCCCACATTTGAGCGCCTAGATTTAAGTGACTGCGCGTTTGCCATCATGCGAGATCTCTTGGATCGAAACGTGATCAAGCAGCTTCTTCCTTTCGTCGATCCTAAAGAGATCGATAGCATTCAAAATGGATTCCGCGACGATAAATTCCTCTCTTACCATCCGAACTTTACCACTTTGAGCCGCAACCGAAACTTGATGGCCTATGACCAATACTATCGTCGCACTACACGCACAAGAAAGTTCCTGGTCGACGATGACAATTCCTATTACCGAGATATCTCTCACCTAGATGAAGAAGAACTTAGCACTCTCAAGGTTGGGTTGAAGCGTGTAGCAGATCTGCGCGCCGAGTTCGAGGCTGCAGGAGAAGGCACTGAAAACTTACCACCCGTGTTGCAAATCAGAGACGTAGAGCGCCCCTATATTGAGCTGCACATCATGCTCAACGGCCAAGAGGTGTACAACGGAGAGGATCGCACTGGAATCGTAGAGACTTATCCCTTCGTGCCTACCATCTGCTACATGGAACCATCGATCTGGATGCCTTCTCAGCGTGTGCAAGGGATATCGGCTACTCAATACTCGAACCAGCGGAACTTCAACAAGCGCCACATGAAGATCGTGGACATGATGGATTCCGACATATCGACTGGATACAAGTACATGATCGGATCCGTTGCAGATCCTCAGGACTTGCAGCAATCGGGTCAAAACAAGCTCATCGGCATCGATCCAGAAAATGCCCCAGCGGGAATGGATTCAGTCCAGGAACTGCGTGGTGGTGGAGCAAATCCTGCCCTCATCGAGTACCAAGCTATCATCGACCAGTTGTCTCTCACCTTGGCAAACGTCAATGAATCCGTGCTTGGTATCGATGAAAAGGGGAACACTCAAGTTAGCGGTCGTCTAGCTCAAGTGCGAATTGCTCAGGGTCTTAGATCCAATCGAAAGGTGTTCGACAACATAGAGCAGAGTCAAAAGATCCTTGGGGCCATCGTCGGCAAAGTAATCCAGCTGAACATGCCCCCTGGCAAAGTAAAGCGGATCCTCGGCGAAGATCCAACCGAACAATTCTATTCCCGTGAGTTCGAGCAGTATGATGCCGTGATCAAAGAAGGCGTTCGCTCTCAATCACAAAGAGATGCCTACTACTATGAAATCGTCAACCTCAAACGGGATGGTATCGTTGACGTCCCTCAAGATGAAATTGTCCGAGCGCTCCAAATGGCAGGTCTGTCCGATCTGGAAGAGGCTATCGAAAAACAGCAGGCTGCACAGCAAGAAGTACAACGAACAGCTGCCCAAATACAGGGAGCAGAGCTGGAATTGCTCCAAGCAAGCAAAGAAGAAAAAACTGCTCTCGCTCAAGAGCGACGCGCAAGAGTTGTATCAGACCTTGCACTCAAAGACGAGAGAGAGTCCGAAGCTCAACAAAACATTGCGCAAGCAGCACTGGACCGAGCTAAGACAATCACTGAAATAGCCAAGATGAATGACGATCGAATCATCCAAGTACTCCAATTCGTCAATGAACTTGAGCAACGAGAAGCGATGGGTCGCGAAATGCAGAAACAACAAGTGGAAGCACAAGCAGACCGATTGAATACCGACACTGAGGGATCGGTAGAACAGTTGAAGTCCGCTCAGTCCGCTGAGATGGAATCGCAATTGTTCGGTTTAAATCCTCAATGAAAATTTATATGTTATTAAATACTTTACATGATAGCGTGTGAAGTAAGAGCCAAAGGAGGCTAAATCATGGGATACGATAAGGGTAAAATGTCTGGCGGTGGAAAGTTTATGGACAACGCTAAAGGCATGTGCGCTTACAAAGACGGAACCATGTCAGCTGCTCGCAGAGTAAAGCCTGAGTGCGGACCTGGCATGAATGCCGATCAGAAGAAGGCTAATGGCCTGCTTCAGCAAGCACAGAAGAAAGTTGATTCTCTTCGCGGCGTTAGCGGGATGTAATCATGACGGTGCATGCGATCATTGAGACGCCAGGATTGTTGGTTGATCCAGCATTCATTGATGAGAAGGAGTTGCTCAAATCCTATCTCAACAAGGCAGTCGATACCATCGTCATGCAGAATCAGAAAAGGACGGAGCCATATTTCATTCTGTTCCATGAGAAATTCGACGGGCAAGATTCCCGAATGAAGATCTCAGTGGATAAGAAGCTACCAGGGTTCATTACGAATACGATTGTCTTCTGGGTGTGCAATCGACGTGGGATCTGCGAGTGGTTATGGACTGTACCTCCAAAGGTAAATGGGCAAAAACAACCCCCAGAATTCAATAAGACAGGTGTCGCCTACCTACAAGCAAAGGGCGCCATGCCAAAGTGAGGGGCTATATCCTCACCTCATCGTAGAAGGGTGTTCTACGCCAACAACGGGCAAACAAAATGAGTGCAGAGACCGTTCCTGCAGAAAACATAGAGCGTGAAATTCCAGATGTCGCCCCTGAGCCACAAGCTCAAGAGCAGCACGCGGAAACTCAAGCGGCACCTCCACAAGAGGAGCATGTCCCACTTTCAGCGCTTCAAAAAGAGCGACGAAAGAGACAAGAGTCTGAGAGAGAACTCCAATGGTTCAAAGAGCAGCAGATGCGCCAAATGCAGGCGCAACAGCCAGCTGAGGAGCCTGAGGAAGATCAAGCGCCTGTGTCGAGAAAAGAACTAGTAAATGTAGAACGTCGAGCCGTTCAAAAGGTTTTAGAGACGACTTGGATCGCTCAAAACCCTGAGAAGGCGAACGACATAAACGACAAACTATCGGAATTTTTAAAACAGAGACCGCACCTCGCCCGTGCGATTGAAGACGCGCCGAACAGATATGAAGAGGCATGGACCCTGATGGATGCTTTAACACCAAAGCAAAAAGCTGCGCTGAGACCAGCTCCACTAGTCAAAAAGGATGCACCAGGTAACCCTGCTGCTCTCCCCAAGGCTCATGGAATCAATCAAAACGCAGATGTCATGGCTATGGACGACAAGGAGTTCAACGCGTGGAGGCAGTCGCAGCGTAAGCGTAGGTAGGTCGCAATGGAGACTACCTCATGTCAGTCACAACAACCTCGAACTACGGTTCAATGAGTGACCGTTGGGCACAGCGAGCCCTTCTGCAAAGAAGTAAGCCACGCTGCGTTCACAACCTCTTTGGACGAGCATTTACGCTGCCACAAAAGAACACCGACACAATGGCGTTCAGACGTCAGGAGAACCTGCCATCTGATCCTGTTGTTCTGTCTCAGGATGCGGATCCCGCACCTGTTCAAGTAAACAAATTCGACATCAACGTCACTATCCAGGAATTCGGACAAGTCGTCCTGCTTTCTAGAAAAGTGATCCTGGTTGTCGAAGATGACACTGCAAACGAGACCGCCGATAACCTTTCTCAAAGCATGCACACCATGCTCGATAAAGTTACGCGCGATGTTTTTGCAAGTTCTGTCCCCCAAATTTCTTGCCTAAACGGGACTAACGGTAACGCGATTACGAATTTAACGATGATCGACGTTCAGCGCGCCATAACCTACTTAGACCAAAACGATTCCGAAAAAATGGCACCGACCATCGAAGGAACTTCGCGTTTTGGAACAGGTCCTGTGGAACCCGCATACTGGGTTACAGCACACGTCAAAATGAAGCCCGATATTCGTGCTTTAGATGCGTTTGTGCCTACTTCCCAATATGGAAGCCAAGACCCTGTACTTCAGGCCGAATTTGGCGCCACAGACGAAGCGCGCTGGGTTACTTCTACCCTCGTTACAGTCACTGACGCGAACCCACCTGTGTTCTACAACACTTTCATCGCTGCAAATGCGTATGGATATGTAGGCATCGATGAGGTTTCTACTGAGATGATCCTGAAGCCTCTTGGCTTTAACGATTACCTCAACAGGTTCCAATCAATGGGCTTCACAGCTTGGTTCAACGCAGCCATTTTGGACGATTCCCACATCGTAACACTGCTTTCAACACAAGCGTAAGCTTAAGGAGATACTATGGCAGATCTATTTTTAGGGCAGACTTGCACCGAAGCCTATCAGTTCATATCGGCTGATACGGCTCATACTTTCCGCTTCAGCTGGCAGCCTGACAAGGTGGTTTTCAATAACCTTACCAAGTGGGCAGCTACTGCAGGGAACATACCGATGTCGACATGGTTTAGAGGCCAGACGTCAGCGGCCCGCGCTTACCAACAACAGGTAATCGTGGATAACGGCGTTGCTACTGCATACAACTTTTTGAATGCGGCAGCTAACGGTTTCACTGTTGCGGATACCCCAGGCGGAGTGCCTGCGTTCCGTGCTTTGATCAGCGGCGTTACTCAAGCAGATCCTTGCGTGGTCACCACAAGTGCGCCGCATGGATTCCAAACCGATCAGATTGTCCGAATCACAGATTTGGGCAACGTAGGTCCTGGAGTTCCTGCTCGAGGCATGGATCCGTTGAACAACAACCGATTCTTGATCACGATTCTTAGCTCGACGACTTTCTCTCTCCGAGATGTCATCACAGATGAGCCAATCGATTCTACAAGCTTCCCAGCTTGGGTATCGGGCGGACGCTGCGATATCGAGACAAGAGTCATCACTTTGAACAACCCTCAAGTAGCGCCTTATAGCTCGCTGAATCCATACCATCCTAACCCGTTTGAGTATGATCCTGCGACCTATAGCTTGCTTGCTGGTTCCTCAGTTATGGGATCTGACGGAGACGTCTATCTCATTGAGGTCTACAAGTGGGGTCAACTCGTTGACCTAGGCGATTTACTCGTCTAAACGTTCATCTCCCAAATGAGGGAGAAGGAACTCGAGGAGCCCTCGAAAGGGGGCTTCTCAATTACCAAATTGGTAGGTATTGGTAGGAAATTGGTAGATGAGCAGTCAAGCAATAGGTCAAATCCCGCATAGAGCAGAGATTCTCAGCATCAGCTTGAGCAATCCATGTGTCATTACGACGACAGAGGCTCACGGATTTCACACCTTTGACTTCATCAGAATCACCAATCTAAACGGCTTGATGCCTGTGCCGCAACACGGAGCAGACCAACTGAACAACAATCGATATCGGATCGTTGTGCTGGGAGATGACACTTTTAAATTGCAGAACCCCACCACGTTTCAAGACATCGATTCGTCCAACTTTCCCCCATACACTGAAGGTGGGAAGGTGAATCTAATTGAAAACACGTTCTTCTTTTATGGAGAACCAGGAGAAAACAACAATGGCTAGAAAGAAATTAAGCGATGAAGAGGCAGCTACTGCCTTAACAGCCCAAATGACCACACCCGTTGCTGAGGAAGTCGATGTTGAAGACATGCCTTTAGTGACTCTTACTGATTACATGAGATACAACCGCAGGGCGCGTGAGATGAATAAACGCCTCAAGATTCTCCGCTATCCATGCAAAGTTCCTCCAACTGAGCTACACCCTCATGAAAGAGTGGTTTTCACCCGAAATGATCAACCTTCGAACCCACTGCCAGTCTTTCTTTCAAACGATATGATCCACTACGACAGAACGAAACTGAAGGATCAATTGGTCTCAGGAAAGACTTATGACCTACCCAGAGTGATTATCCAGCATTTGGCAGAGAAGGGAGTTCCTCTCTGGAAGTGGTTTGATAATCCCGATGGAAGCAAAGAAACTCGGAAAGCTGGCGTTACACCTCGCTTTTCTTTACGAACAGTTTACGCGGATTAAGCGATGGCTCAATTTGTCTCCGATTGCATAAGGATCATGCGTCTAGCCTTAAGCAGGCGCAATGAAAACGACCCCGACCAAAACGACCCTACATTGTTTCGGTACTTGAATGATTTCATCAATCTGACGATGTCGGATGACGTGAAGCTTTTCGAGCAGTTTGGGACGCTCACCTTTACGATCGATGAGTCCAACACAACTGGCGTCTACACCTTCAACGAGGTGGGCGCCAGCTCTCAGTTTACCAACATATCTCAAGAGGCGTTCATATCGCTTCTGGATCCCCCTGATAACTCCATTTCATGGAACCAGCTTTGGATTTTCCAAGATCCAGCGGAGTTTTATGGACAGTGGGGCATCAACAACACTGAAGTACTCATCCCTGGCTATCCGACTGAAATGCTCTACTACGGGGACCAAATGGTCTTTCGTACGATCCCAAACACTGCCTACTTGGTTCAGATCTATGGATATAAAATCGTCCCAACTTTCTCCGACGAAGGAGATCCTCAACTGCCTTATGACTACTGGCTTCGTTATCTCGCTTATGGTGCTGCTAGGGACTACGCGTCCGATTACCGATTTGACCAGCAGTCACTGGCGAGAATTGAGAGGACGTTCCAACGTCAGAGACGATTGCTTTTGACTAGGACCCATAACCAAATCAAACAACAAAGATCATTACCGAGGTTTTAACATGGCCAATTGGATTGCTGGAGCGATAAAAAAACCAGGCGCCCTAAGGAAAGAGTTGGGTGTCAAGAAAGGAAAGGATATCCCTGCTAAGAAATTGGCAGCGGCAGCAAAGAAAAAGGGCAAGATCGGGCAGAGAGCTAGGCTTGCTGAGACACTCAAAAAAATGAATAAGAGAGGAAAATAAAATGCCTTTACTCCCAGGAAAATCAAAGAAAGACATCCGTCAGAACATCGAAACTGAAATGAAAGTAGGTGGACGCCCACGCAAACAGGCAGTCGCGATCGCTTTGAATGTAGCGAAAAAAGGTGCAAAAAAGAAAATGTCCAAGAAGAAAATGGGCAAAGGGAAATGCTAATGAAAAAAGCAGCTAAAAAAATGGCCTCTAAGGCGAAAGCTCCAAAAGGCAAAATGGTTTCTGGAAAGAAATACTCTAAATCCCTAGAGGACTACGATGAGAAAGTCGGAATGGAGGATAACCATCCTGCTCGTAAACCTGCAGATATTTCGGGCGCACTTGGCAGAGCTTCAAAGAAGATGGGTTATTCAAAAAAACCACGAGTAAAGCCTAATCGAGTAGGCAAGGGAAAGTAACATGCCTTGGAATTCGTTATGGCCTGACGGCGCAAAGTCGGTAAAGGCAAACACAGCCCCTGGCCAACAAAACACTGGCTATACCGAAACCAACATGAACAAGGATCACTTTTGGAACATCGGAGCGGATGAAGACGGCCATCATAGAGCCGTTAACATGATGAACTACGCCGATACAGCGACGGGAGCGCCTGCGGATGCCCCGATTGCTACAGGTTTTGATGGTGTTTTCTATGTGAAGCAAGTGAACGGTAGGAATGCTGGTTTCTATCGAAACTCAAACGGCATCTTTCAGGCTGTGGCTGGCTTCATCTCTGGCTCGGCGAACATCACAAGTTCCTATCAAAACATCGTGGCCGTTCCAGATGGGTGCTATGGCAACATTTGGATGTTCAAGAATGATAGCTCAAATGCGATGGGGTTCGGATCGTTTAAGGCAGCTGGTGGCGTGTGCCAGGCTTACTGTGTTCAAACACTTCCAGGAAACACATCCACGCCTCAGCTGCCATTTAGATTTGGAAGTGCAGACCAAGTGAGCGGTCTGAATTTTCGCGCTCGTGTATCGGATGCCCCGAGTGGAGTGTATGAGTATCGCATTCAATTTTGGGCTATCTAATGGAAATATACGAAATCACAGGGTTCCGATCGGGCTTAGATAGAGAGGGTGTCAGCTTTCTCGATCCTAAAGACGCTTTTGAAGCTTTGCGAAACGCGTATATCTATCGCCAGGTGCTTCAATCGCGCCTTGGCTTTTTCCAATTTGGCAACCGTCTTTCGAGGGATATTTCTACTGTTACCCTCGATCAGACTACCAGTGCAGGCACTCAGACGATCATCGTTGATCTTTTGGCCGACACGGGTATTCAAACGCCCTCTATTCGATCGGGAGAACCTGATGCTATGCTTATCCCAGGCACAGTCACATTCAACGTAGATGGTGGCACAGCGATCTGGAACGATTCGGTTACTCCTGGGATTCTTACTCCAACAGCTGGAAGCGCTGCACCTGGCACCATTAACTATGTGACAGGAGAGGCGGTCCTCAATTTTACTGGCGCTGTGATGGCAGGATTGCCAATCCAGACTTTCTTTGAGTATGCGCCAGGTCTTCGAGTCATGGGAATCTTTGAAAACATCCTCCCTGACAGCACCCGTGAGCTTGTGGTGGTCGATAAAAACTATTTCTACAAGTACAACTCATCGACCGATGTTTTCGACTGGGTTCCATTCAATAGCGCTGTACCGATCATAGCGTTTGGGATCACTTCCAATGACGATTATGTATCGGGCACGACCTATCTCACTGCAACAGGAACCCAGCGTTTTGTTTTCACTGGCAGAGGGATGACGGATGTCTATTTCTTCGATGGTACCGATGTAAAACGCTTCACCAATACCACCGATAATCCGAACTATGCTGCACCCCCTCAAGGAACCTTAACCCGAGCTACGGCGGTTCTATTCTTTGGAGAGAGGATCAACTTCTTTGTGCCTGTAGTGGGTGGATTGACCTATCAGCAAGGCGTTCTATACTCTGGAATCCGAGATGCTGGTGGAAATGGGGATAAATTCAATGTTCCTGGCTCTGGCCTTCTGAACTTCGATACCTCAGAAATCATGAAGATGGCGATCATTTTGGGAGACGTCATCATAGCGAACTTCCAGATGTCGAATTGGTCCCTAGAAAAGACTCGCGACGCTTTCAACCCCTACTTTCCTCGAAAAATCCCATCGGTTTTGGGTACAGATGCAGGCTTTTCGGCTGTTTCTTGGAACTATGAGGTCAAATCTTTGGGTAAAACGGGTGCGATTACGACTGATGGTCGCCAATCCCTCCGATTCGACAACAAAGTGCCTTTCTTCACTGCCGATGAGATGGACCAATCGGAATTCGAGCTTACTTATGGCGGTTTTGATCGGATCAACGGGCAGTTTCTCTTCTCTTTTAGAGGCAATCTTTCTCAACTCACCGCTATCACACAGGATCAGGTTTTAGTCTACAACTATGAAGAGAGCACATGGGCCGTTTACGATCAAAGGTTCAGCGTCTTTGGCCAGACGACACAAGGGCATGACCTTGCCTGGGATGATATCGATGGGACTCAGAATCCAGCCTGGGCGCGTATGGATGAAACCGAAGACGTTTGGAACAAGATTGGGATCGAATCCACCGTTCAAAAGACGCTCGCTGGAGACAATGATGGGTTCATCTATCAAATCAACGCCGATTATGACGATTACTTTGTGAATGTCACAAACATCACACAGGCATCGGCTGCCGTTGTGACGGTCGATCCATCTGCTTTTGAGATCGGAGATCGGGTTGTTTTTGTGAACGTCGAGGGGATGACTCAGATCAATAGCATGATCGGAACAGTGGTTGCCGCATCTGTCACAAGCATCACAGTCAATATTGACACTCGCAACTTCGATGCCTATACGAGTGCAGGAACTGTATCCAAGCTGATTGCATTTGAGGCTGAAACGATTCCATTCAACCCCTGGCGTGCCGCTGGTCGAATGATCAATATGTCCCATGTGGAATTCCTGATCGATACGAATGCAGGGGATATGTTCGTTGATCTGTACATAGATGAGGAAGAGGCTCCTTTTAAAACGGCCTATATTTCTTCGCCAAATACGACCACCAAGCAGAAAGTTTGGGTGATGGTAGAGGTCAACCAAGAAGCAAACTTTATAACGATTGTCATGAGAAACGAGAGTGCTGGCTTCCAGACGAGAGTCACCTCTATGCGCATCCATTGTGAAGCGGGACTTCTCACCAATCCATGAGGATTTAATGGCAAAGGTAGCCGAGTATTTACAGGTTGGGAACCGAGAGAACATGTCGATTGAGGAGCTTTTAAGGCTCTTAGAGACCGCTTATCGAGACCTTGCTATCCAACTAAATAAGAAGCCTGATATTTATCAGAGAACAACCGACGGACAAACAACGGACGTTTTTTTAAATAACGGGGACATTAATATAAACACAAACACCCTGAAGGTTGAAATGCTGACTGAGCACTCAACCGCGACAGCAGTGGTTTGGACGCAACTTAGTCCTTAAGGAGACAGCATGGCATTTGATTTTCAAGGAGCAGGTAAAGGCGCGGGTACAGGCGCTTCCATCGGTGGAGCGATCGGTTCGATCATCCCTGGTGTGGGTACTGCCATCGGAACGGCAGCTGGCGGACTTATTGGCGGTGCAGCAGGAGGATTCTTTGGAAGAGAGAAAAGCAAAGAGACGAAGATCCAAAAGAGACAAAGGCAACTGGTCGACGAAATGCTCGGATCCCTTAACGGAAGCGGACCTTATGCTGATCTATTCAATGCGAATGAAGCGGATTTTGAAAGATCTTTTGCTAACCCTGCGCGCTCTAGATTCAGAAATCTCACAGCTCCGCAAATCCAGCAGCGTTATATCGCCTCTGGGATGCAAAACAGCACGGGCCTTGAAGATACGCTCACGAGAGCAGGTGTCGACATGGACTCCCTCATTAATCAGCACTATCTCGACTATGTGCAAAGCGCTAGAAACAGAAAAGCCAATGCGCTAGGGAGTATCCTCGGCCAAGATAGAGGTGCTCTGCCTGGTCAATCTGGATGGGATGCAGCTTTGCAAGGCGTAGGCGGATACCTGAGTTCAGATGCCTTTGGAAAGGATTTTGAGGGGATTCTGAATTCCTTCAATAAGGGCGATGATGAGTATGATGTTCCTTCTCAATCGCTCACCGATACGTTTCAGCCTGCGAGAAAAGGGTTTGAAAATGATCCATCGGTCTACAACCCATACACAGGCATCCAAACAGGAGGATATTAATGGCTACCCCATCACCCTTTGAAATCGGTCGTGCAGTCGGCTCCAATGTAAGCGGAGGAATCCGTGGCGCTCGAGAACAGAATTCGATCGATCAAATACTTAGCGAGGCGAATCAATCTCAAGATCCTCAAGCAGTACAGAATGCAATCGGCTCCATTCTTCGTCAGGTTTCTCCTCAAAAGCAAGAGGCTGCGCTTCAAATCCTAGGACAGAAGCAACAGCAATTACAAGCTGGAAAGAGAAGACAAGCGTTAGAAGCACAAGGAATCAGCGGCGATGTAGATTCTCTTGATCCTGGAATCCAAAAAGAGATCATCAAAGGCAAGAATAGCAAAATGCCAGGTGGATCGGATTCAAAACGACACGTACAGGACGCCTACAATCGAGTAAACGAGATCTTGGAGAGTGGTTACACGGGTTTCAGTCCTTTAGGGCTTACACCTGAAGGAAGGCAGCAAAGATCTGAATTGGATACTTTGGGTGAAGTTTTCATCTCCAATTTGATACCTCTATTGAATCCTAAGGGTACCATTTCAAAAGAACGTTTCAACTACATCAAGAGTTTGGCTCCTACATCATGGGATACGGACGCGGCTATGAAAGGTAAGCTGAAAGCTCTATCCGATATTTTTGGTCTTGAAGGATCTGGTCGCGGTGGTCAAGGTGGTCAGGGCAAAATGCCTACCATAGAAATGCGCGATGCTCAAGGCAACATCTATGATATACCGCAAGACATGGTAGAAAAAGCTCGGGCAGGAGGATTACAATGAGTGGTTCAACAGACTTTTCGCAATTTCGCAGGGCACCTCAAGATGCTGCTACGCAGAATCAGGATCCTAGCGGGGAGTTCGCTCAATTCAAGCGCGCACCTAAGCGAGGAGCCTATGAGACATTCGTTGAACGTCCAGGTCAAATCGTAGGTCAATCGGCTGTGGCTGGCTTCAAAGCCCTTCCTCGATCAGCTTATGATCTACTCAAAACAGTCGTCTCCAAGACGGGTGGTGATCTTTCTAAGCTTGAAGAGGCTGAGAAGAATGCCCCCGATTGGCTAAAAGATTTCGCAAACAACCATCTGAGAACTTATGAAGACATCCGCGAAGATCAAAAGAAGACAGGCAAACAATACGGCTCCGATAAACCGCTCGCCCAGCCAGAAGGGGCTACTGAGAGAGCACTCGAAAAGTTTGGGCGCTTCGTGGGTGAAGCTCCTGCGTTTGGAGGAGTTGGTGGCGCGCGTGGTCTTGCGTCTCTAGGTGGGTTGGCCGCTGGCATTCAAGTAGGGGAAGAGGGAAATCTAGGGCCTGTAGGACAGCTTATCACAGGTACTTTAGGGGCTTTGACGCCTGGTGGAGTTGCTAATGCAGGAAAGGCTATCTTTTCTCCTAGGAAAGCGGCGGCGAAAGCGGTTGCAAGATCTGTCCCTGCGAAGTCATTGGATATTCAAAAGCAGCTCATCAAAGATGCACGTGATGCAGGTATTCAGCTCGATGTAGGATCTTTGAGCAACAATGGTATGGTGAAGTGGGTTCAGAACCAGTTAGCTCAGTCTCCTCTAGTCGGAGATTCACTCGACAACTTCAAGAAGCAGCTCTCAAAGCAGGTAATTTCTGAATATGAAGGCGTCGCTAATTCGATCGGACAATCTCGCTTTCAAACTCATTATCAGGCAGGGGAAGCAGTTCAAAATGCTATCAGATCTCATAAAGAAAATACGCTCTCTGAGGCCAGAAACCTTTACAACGATGCTCGCAAACGGGGAGGAAACTTCCAGGTTTTCACGGGAAAAGTAGGAGACGTGGTCAAAGAACTCGAAGAATCTTTGGCACCTGGCGCACTGAAATCTCCCGAGCAAAAGGCCGTATTGGATGCTGTGCAGAAACTTCGAGGTGATGTGTTGACCGCTGAAGGAGGCATCAAATCCGCCAGCATCAATGATCTCATCAATGACAAGATCGCTCTCAATGACATTATCGATTATGAAGTGCAAGGGGGTGCCAAACAGCTCTTGAAAAAGGTAGTAAAGGCCCTCGA